GAGTTCCAGGCGCGCCAGTGGCTCCAGCTACGCCTTGAACACCCTGAGGACCTGGAACACCGGCAAGATTGATATTCCAATCAGCATGCGTCCCGGATCCAAGAACAGTGTCGACGTTGACTGTCAGGTTGCTGCCGCTATAAGCAGTGACCTGACCTTCCATCCAAGTGTTGGCAGTCCCGGCACTTGCCGCACGCACGCGAGCACCAACAGAATAAGCCAGACCCGTTTGCGTTGAAAAGATACAGGAGCCAATGCCAATCGTCAGAGAAGTCGTGCTGCTCGCCGTATAACCCGCACCCGGATTTCCCTGTGGTCCTGCCGGTCCTGTCGCACCCGTATTGCCTGGAACACCTTGAACGCCTTGCGGTCCTGCTGGACCAGAGTCCGTCTTATAAATGTTGAAGAACGCGGCAGCAGTGTTGGCAAAAGCGTTGCCGTTATTGAAAGCCCACATCTCGATATAGTCATTGACTGCAAGAATGGCGATAGTATTGGCAGAAATATCAGATCCCGAAGTAGCGACTTGCCCGCTAAGTGTGGTACCATTCTTATAGATAACAAAACCACCAGCAGAAGTCGTATTCGTGTTTAGGAATGAGTCAATCAAATAAGTGCCAGCAACTTTACAAGTCCAACGATACAAGGACGTGGAATAGCCATTCTGCGTGTCAACCGTCGCAACGTTGAACGCGACCTTAGTCCAAACTCCCGCCGCTGGCGTCTGACCAGCCGACATCGCAGCATGAAGAACTTGCGGCATGCCCGGACCAGCCGTGCCGCCGCCTCCACCTCCTCCACCAGCTTGCGTCGTATCTACGATACTGAGCTCAGTCCAAATGCCGGTAGGATCACAGCAATAATAGCCAATCGACTTATTCGTTATCGTCCTGTTCGCTGCACCGAGCAACACAAGGTTCGTGCCGTTCTGTAGAACAATGTTCCCACCAGAGGGCTCGAACGTGACTTGCTTAGTGATACCAATATTCACAACTTCCGGCGGATCTACGCTTGGATCAATTAGCTGCGGTCCAGGCGGAGGCCCGAAAGAACTGATCGTACCATTGCCGGTGATGATAATCTTGTTCGTATCAACACTATCATCAGGAGGCGCCAGATCAACCTCGGGCGCACATGGCAACGTTAGACTAGGCGCATCTCCCTGCGCGCAGTGCCACGGCATCACACCCAATGGTCACTAGCTCCTCTTGAAAAGATTGGGGAGAGCGAGCCTGCACGAGGATCAGGAAGACTCGCTCTCTTTGCAGGGGCGGCAGGTTCAGGGGAGTTGGACTGTTACCTGAACCTACACACTCTTCCACCACTCAATCGGGCTTGCGTTTTCGGCACTAACCCAACAGAGCTAGACGCGTGACGGCAGATAGATGCAGATACCATGCCATACCGGGGTATCCGTTAGATGCGCCACGCAAACATGACAATTGCCATCTGGTGATACTTTTAGTTGATTACGCGCAAAGTGCACCGCCGATATATCACCGTCCCGCCAGAGCCATCCGTTTTTGGTATCGCTGATCTGCTCGCATGGCACCGGATGACAATGCTGTTGTTCGCAACACTCTTGATCGTAGAGCCAATGCACCAGCAGAACAAAAATGATCGGTTGAAATTTCAAAATCGCAACATCACGAAGCCGGGCGCGCCTGGAGAGCCCGGACCACTGTTGCCCGCGCCACCACCGCCGCCACCACCAAAGCCCGCTGCCGGAGCATTGCCACCTCCGCCAGAACCAGTGCCACCATTGCCACCGGGTCCCCACTGACTCGGAGCACCGCCGCCACCACCGGCATAAGCACCGGAAGCTGCGCCACCGATACCGCGCGCCCATCCAGTGCCAGCACTGTTGCCACCAGCCAATCCGGCTGTTCCGTTCGAACCTCCACCGCCGCCACCACCAGGACCTGAATGAACAGGAGGCGGTCCAAGTGTCAACGCAGCACCAGGGCTTCCAGCCGTTGTCGTAGTTCCACCAGCGCCACCAGCGCCACCACCGGGACCGCCACCAGAGCCACCAGCACCACCAACTCCACCAGATCCAGGCTGAGCCAGCGTTGTTGATGCGAGCAACGGCGGGAAAGCTGTGTTGGCGCCGGTGATAGACGTTGTCGTATTCGCAGCACTGCCCGCCACGCCAGGAGCACCACCGAGCCCGGCAGACCCGACATTAATCGTGAGTGTTGCTCCAGGCGTCACACTCAACGGATAATTGCCGACGCTCTCTCCGGCACCACCACCGCCTCCGCCAGCCGATGGTCCACCACCGCCGCCGCCTTGACCACCTGCGACTCCGTCCACATAAACAACAGTGACATTCGGCGGCACCACCCAGGGAGTTGATCCAGGCGTGGAAAACAACACACTCTTTTGAACATACGCTGCAGATGCCGGAGCCAACGCCGCGATTTGTCCAGTGGTCGTTTCGGCGTTCTCACCACTCTGCGAAACCACCACGCCTTCACTTCCAGTCAAAGCCATCGCCGGAGGTGCCGCAGCCGGAGCAGCCAACGCAGCGATTTCTGCGGTAGTCCCTTGAACATTGCCGCCATTTTGAACCATACGCACCAACTCGGCACCAGTCAAAGGACTGGCCGGAGCCTCTTTAGAAGTCGGAAGGTTGCCCATCCTGCTTGCCCCTTATTCGCGTAGTTCAAAACTATAATCTTCACGAAGTTCAATGCTGCCGTCTTCACGGAGTTCTTCGTTGTTGAGCGGCGGCACCGTCTGCGGATTGTTCGGATATCCAAGATCGAATGGCGGCTGTGTGTGCGGCCAGTTCTGCCAGCCATCAGTACGCATGTGATCAGTGCAAGACCAAATTCCAGGCTGTGTCAACAAGTTCGCAGGAAAGATGGGGATCTGCGTTGCGTTACGCCCACAGAACAAGCAGATTGGTCCAGGCACCGCCATTCGTTTTCCTTGAAGGATTGCGCCGGACGCTTACAGTCGTCCCAACAGTTTGAAGCACGTCAATTCGTGCTAGCGCAATGGGGAGATTACTTCTGGCGTCGCTTACCAGAAGACGATGGCGTAGGCGCCGGGACATTTGGAACGCCGACAAGGACCCATCCTTGCTCTTCATTCCAACCGACGTACCAATCGAAGAGACCTTCGCCTTCCGCAGGCGGCTGTTCCGGCGGGATCACGATTGGATGCGCTGGATGGCCCGGCTTCGGCCAGATTTCCGGAGGCAACGGGATCACGATCGGGTGCTCGGGATGTGCACCGTCACTGTCGATTGGCGGCAGCACGATTGGATGTTCCGGATGTCCCGGATCAATCGCGATGGGCGGTCCACCATCCGGCGGCTGCGGCCAAATGATCGGCGGCATAGGATGCTCCGGATGCCCCGGATACCAATCCGGCCCACCGGGAGCAATCGGGTGCGACGGCCCACCACCGGGCGCGATGGGATGTGCCGGATATCCCGGTCCGGGCCAGATCACGACTGGAGGTTCACCCGGATTGTTTGGCGGCAACACTATCGGGTGCGAAGGACCACCACCGGGCGCGATGGGATGTGCCGGATGACCGGGACTCGGCCAGATGCCCGGAGGCGGACCACCGGGCGCGATGGGATGGGCGGGCCAGCCGGGCACACCAAACCCCGGATCAACGGGATCTCCATCACCCACTGGCTGAAGCAACGTAATCACTGCCAAAAATTTCTGAGCCATTTCAAGTCCTCTCGGGTTTTACCTGCGGACCGGGCAGGCGCCGGTAGAACATTTATAACATGATCGTATAACAAACAAATGTCAACCGATCATGGCTTCAACATCAATTTCCTGTGCTCTCAACGGTGCCACGCCCATTGCCATCGCGAGCGCCACCATGCCGTCTATTCGACCTGAAGATTTATTCTTGGACAAACGTCGATTGGCGCTATCCTTTCCCTCCACAACGCTGTTGGCCGCGCACATTTTCAACACTGGATGATTGCCGTGCGCCATCTCATCATCTAATAAAATCTGTTCCAAGTCCCGCAACGCCGGAGACATGGATTTCTTGCCCTGCCCGAACTCAATAAATTTCTCATTGAACTCTTGCTCATTAAATCCATTTTCCAACAGCCACGGTTTCAAATGCTTCATGTTCCAGGAGTCAAACGCCAGCTTGCGAATGTCATAGGTGTCGAACACTTGCCGCAGCACCATTGCGATGTACTGATAACTGACACTGCGTCCCGGCGTGGTTTGAAGGAAGCCTTGCTGCGCCCACATATCGTAGGGAACTCTGTCATTCCGTGCCTTCTCTGCGAGCCCTTCCTCCGGCAACCAGAATGTTGGATGCACTGACCACTTGCCATGAACGTGACCAACCAGCACTAAAGCCGTCAAATCCCTTACTTCACTTAAGTCCAACCCTGCATAAACCGCGACATTCCCCAGATCATCTGGCGTATCCCCATTACGATTCCACACGTCATGAGAAATGAACGGAGCGACGGCTTCGACACGCTGATTGAGCACCAGATTGCGATATTCTTGCTCTCGCGCTGGCATGCGCTTAGCATCCTGAGCCATGGCCATAGCTTCTCGAGGATTGAGGAATTCCCCGAAAGCCGGATTGGCCAGCCGCACCGCCTCTTCACTGAACGGGTCCAGATCCATCGGCGCG